TTTATTACTTCCTGACACGAAGTATCGAAGACCCTTAAATTTGGCCACCGGGACTGTGTCAAGAGTTTCAGTGGCCGCAGGAGCCACGGTAACATTGACTCTTGATGCTACGACAAGATTTGCTTTGGCCACTTGATCACCAGTCTTTGTTATTTGTCAGACTATAGCGGGGTTTAAGGATGGCCACGAGATCTTTTCGCCAAGTGATTGGCCTGATACGGGTGTATGCATTGTGCCTGGCTGCTGATTCAAAATCAATAGTTTGGCTACCCCCGCCACCAGCTTCGAGCATTCTTTTATTGTCCATCATAAAACCAATGTGCGTGATTTTTGACGTTGACTTACCGAAAAAAGCTAAGGCACCAAAAGCCCCGACTGAACTCATCACCCCTTTAAGCTCGTATAAATCATGCAATTGCTGTGAAGTTGCATCAAAAATAACACCATTTGTTTTTGCACGGGGCAGCTCGCCACAACTTTGCAGCAATTCAATAACGAGACCCGAACAGTCAAAGCCCTTTAACGGGTCGTCTCCTCCCCAAGCATAAGGAATACCAACGAGTTGAAGCGCGTACTGTCTTAATAATTGCATTTTAATCGCCTTTTTTAGTGGGTTTATAGGCCCCTTTGATGTAATTGAGCAAGTCTTCGAAGCGCTTAGGGGGGCTGCATACAAAACGGTGAGCATCGATAATACTAATAGTCCTCGATTTGCCATTAGATTCGTCATAACAAGATACAGTTCTTTTGACACTATTTAAAATACAAATTTCGGGTTTAGGTAATTTTTTCTTTATTGGTATGCTGTGGCAAGCGTTCAAATTAATCAAGATCGAACTGATTAGCAATGTCTTTGGCAGCTTTTTCAAACTCTTCATCGGTTTTAGCCTCCAAAACTCGCTCAATTACTCTTTTATTTTCCTGTCTCTTGCTGTGTTCGTCGATTAATTTTGTGCAGAAATTGACGAACTCCATAAAAAACGCTTTTACAATTTGGTTTATGAAATAACTCAACCAATTTCACCATCAATTTGATCGGCTTTTTTCTTTAAGAACGTTCTTGTGATTTTAAGAACTGGCAAGGCCAAGTCATCGAGTTTGTTAGGTGTTAATTTTATAGACTCTTCAGCCCAATCAAAAACACCATCGATCATTAACATCACTGTTTCTTCTGCTATATCTAAACCGTTTTCTTTTAACTTAGCAACTAGTGCCTTTTTATCCCATGGTTTTTTCATCTTACCCACCTTCTTTTTTATTAAGTTCATAAAGTCTTTTGTCAAGTTTTTCTAAGGCTCTCAGGACTTGCCCTTGGCCTTGTTGGATTGCTTGCATTTTTTCATTAACAGTTTGAACTTGCAAATCTATAGTCTTTTGCACCATTTCAAACTGCGTTTGAGTTTGCTCTTTATTTGCCTCGACTTTAGTTAATATTGCGGCCACCTTTAGGCTTGTATTTTCTTGAGCCAAAGAGAATTTATCTTTTATCTCAGCCTTGATATCTGAGTGTAAAAACAAAACGAGGCCAATGCTCACACCGGCACCACTTACTTTAGCTACAGTTGTCTTTGACTTATTCACGCAAGACCCAAACATTTTTCTAATTAAAGACCACACTTCGACCCCCTAGTCTATAACAAACTTAAACAAATTACAACTTACCGCCACATTGAAAACTAAAATCCATATCAGTAGCCACCCCGCCGTCTTCGCAACGCACATCAATTGCGATATTAGATATTGCCGATACTCTGCATTGAGGGCTACCCCCTGCACCAGCTGCCACTGGGCTTACAGTGCAAGAAGTGAGCGTGGCATAAGTAAAATTAAAAGGTACGTTTGTCAATCCAATCCCCAAATCGGCTGCAGCAAGGCTACCAACACAATCGTCATTAGCACCTAAAGTTGGAACTCCAGCAACACTATTAATGAAGCCCCCACAAAAAGCACTCGCTACAGACGCCTTCGTTGACCATTTATTGATAATGACATCAACACCGCCAATTTGAATAACACCACCAGACGCTATTTTTAAGATACCATCCTCACCTAGACGCATTAATTCTGTTATGCCATCTGTTATCCATTGATGAGAAGCGGTTCCTGTATTGTTGTTACTGTCAATGTCATAAATTAAACTGTTACCAGCCTTTAAAACTCCATCACCACCAACACTTGGGTTGTAGTGGTTGTCAACTCCGTTTACATCACTCCCAAAATAACCCACAGTAAGAAAATTACCAAGGCTTAAAACTAAGTCCCCTGCTTCTCCTAATATCATCAAAATAGTTGCTTGACCGTCTTTAGTCCATCGATGAAATGCTGAACCAGTATTGCCGTCGCTATCAATATCATAATTAAAAGAACCAGACCCAGATAAAAGGCTAAACCCACCCCCCGTGGTTGGTGTGTAAAAGTTAAAAGCACCAGTAAGGTCATGAGTAAAAGAACTTGATACCCCAACACTCCCTGAAGTAACTATCAAACTCCCCACCGATATTTCCAAGGGAGTAGCTAAAATTGAAGTCCCACTTTCTGGGATTGTAAAAAGCGGAGTTGCTCTGTCGTTTTTTGTGACCCTGAATTGGCCATCAACCCCAATCAAATCGCCGTTAATGTCGATATCTGTTTTAGCTGAAGAGCCTAGAATAACCGTGTCGGCTGAGCCATCCCAATCGAGAAAATCATTAACATCGAGAGCTGATTCTATGCGAAAACCTGCCTTTAAAATATCAAAAACAGTGTCGTAAATAAGATTTATATTGCCAACAAAACCCCCAATGCCATCGGTTAATTGCACAACCCCCGCCGCACCTTGACTCGAAGAAAGCTCTGTGCGGCCAACAGTTGCGTTATCTAAAAGTATATCAGACCCGTCAACAGTTGATAAAATTCGCACTCTCAGTGAGTCCGCAGAAGGGCATGTAAAAAACACAGCTGCTTTTTGCCAATCAGAAGATACAAGCAAATTTACTTCACTTAAAACCGAGCCCCCCGAATTCAAAGCCTGCAACTTATAGTCGCCACCGCTACCAGCGATATACTTATATTGGATAGTCGCATCACACGCTCTATTTTCAAGTCCAGAAGGCACCGCTCTTAAAGCTGAATCAAGTGTGTCTAGGTTTGCAACTGAATTCCATAAACCCGCTTGCGCGTCAAAACCTTCGCCCACTGATGCTGCGAAAACACCAGCTGATGCTGCCCAATTACCAGGGGGGTCTCCACTTTCAAAATCAAAGTTAGCATCAAGAAGCAAGTTTGTACCTGTCGATACTGTGCCAGTCACACCTAAAGTTTTGAAACTTTGGCCACCATCATTTGAGAATTGCATTTTAAGAGAGCCGCCATCCCACTTGACCCGGCCATCGCCCATTTTTATTGTTTTACTATTAGCAGGTATTCTGTCACCAAGTCGTAATTCATTATCCTCTATTAACGCGCCCATAACAGACATGGCTGCACCAAGTAAAAGAGCTGCTAAGATTTTATTTTTATGCTTGTTCATTTTATTCTCTCCCGTTTTTTATAGTGCAAATCTTGTTATGCCAGTGATTCTAACTTGAGCTGCGTAATTTGCCCCGGCTAGATTAAGCGTTGACACCCTAACCTGCCCCGTAGCGGCCACCACATTAAAGTCTGTTTCAGAATCATTAAAAGAACTTATTGACTTAGATGACCGCCACACATCGTCTTTTGAATCATGAGTAACTGACACCAGGCCCGTCTCTTGTACATTACTATCATCCGTTTCGCGATGTACATCAAAATAAAATATTGCAGCTTTTGTTTTTAATTTATCAAAAATTAAACCCGGTATCACTTGATTAACTGTATTGTTTACCAGAGGGTCAAGTTTTATATTTGACCCACCTTGACCTATCATCGATAAAATGGCTTCTTGTAATTGGTCTTGCTGACCTTTTACTAAGGCAATCCCTTGACCTTCAATGACTGTTACAATTTCTTCTTGAACGTCGTTCAGCCAATCATCAGATATTTCAGTGGCCGGTATCCCTAACGCCGGGTTACCTTCTGTAAACAGATTTCCTGGTGCAAAGCCGGGCGAGTCGATTTTATGCATGATTCACTCCTTCTGGTGTCTATTCTATAAAAGTAAAAAACGGCATTGCATGAGCCGGTTTAAGCTTGATCATCGTACACTCTATAAGCAGGTTTGAAAACACTCTTACAGGAGTGCCTGCAACACTTCCTGCAACCGCGTGCTGGCTTGCTGTAATTGGCATCTCCACATTATAGTAATGACGCCAACCGACTTCCGAAAGAGGAGTGCCTGCAACACTTCCTGCAACCGCGTGCCTGTTGAAATAGTTGGTTATTCTATCTCCAGCACGAGCCCGGCCCGCAACACAATTGACATGATTTTCGACAGTAATGTCAAAGCCAAACTGCGCGCCAATAAATTCATAAAATTCCTTTGATAAGCCCCCAATATTAGTCAATTTTTGGGTTGCTTGTGTTTGACGCTCCCGCTCTGTTCGACCTTCTTCTGTACATTCATCAGGCAAACCAAGAACACCTTCCCATTGGTCGAGGGCTTCAGCATCTGTCGCAGTGCGTGGGTCTACTTCTGTTCTCATTTTTTCAGCACGGTCATCAACGCGGCACAGCTCTTGCGCATCAGCTATCAGCAAATCATTAAAAACTGGTTGAGACTTTGGCAGCCAAAGGGGGCCTGGTGGTAATAAATTCACCAGAAGTTCTTTGTATCTAGCTAATTTACTTGCTACTGACACGTCACTTGCTCCTTAAGGCAGTGTAATAAAAACAGGTGTTCCAAGGGTTACCAAACCCCCAACAGAAGGCTGCACGTCCTGTGTAGGGCTTATGAGTGTGTGATCAACTTCTCCTGCAGCAATTGATATGGCCTCGTTTATTTGTGATAATTTTACCTTACCGTCAAACAAAATGCTAAGACCAACTTGATCAGGGTCTATCGCATCACGCACTTGTGCTTCTCTGGCTAAGAGGTCGTTTAATTCATCAATGACTGCTTGCTGTACTGCTGCAGTGTTTGGTTTGAGCTGTATAGTTGGATTTATCTCTTTTTCAATGGGAGCGAAAGTCGTAAGGTCAGCCGAAATGGGTTTAAGATTAGTCACAGCAATCTGCACTTCATCAACTTTTGCAGGACTTGGTATAATCGATGCTGGAGCGTTGCCGTCTTCAACAAAAGCTAAACCCACAGTACCTTCACCTAAATTACCAGGAAGAACCCACGCCCTTGAAACTCCACTGACAGTCTTTGCATAACCCACATAATCATTGGCGGTACCTCCGCTCGGAGGAAAACGCATTCTCTCAAGTACGCGTACCCGATACTCGGCCAGTGGCTCTAAATCTTCACCTTCAATTATTGTTGCGACAACTGTCGCTTCTGATTCAACTCCTGCTTGCGAGCTTGAAAGTGATAATTTTTCACCATCTTCAATATTACTAGCGTCATCGGCCACCGCAGCTCTAACTGTTGCAATAACACTATCAGGGGCAACAGGCACAACGGTCTCGTCTTTTAACAAATATTCGACACCGTCACTTCTAACATAAACTTTATCTTCAGTTAAAACAGTGCCTGTTGTACCAAAAATTTCTATTGATATTTCAGCAAAGACCGCATCTTTTCTTGGAACATCATACATTGCCCCCCAACGAACAACGGTTTCTTCATCACCAGTGTCAGGGAAAAATTTTTCATTGATAGCAAAGTCAATGTGGCCGTGAAGTGTGTGGCTTGCGCCGCCATGGGCTTTAGCGAAAACATCAAGAAACGACCGGCGCAAAATAGCTGTAAGCCCCAACCCTATTCTGTAGTCAGACTTTATGCGGTCAATTATTTGTCTTAAAGTCGGTCTTGTAAAAGCCATTTCACTGCTCCAAAATTTTCAAAAGCTGTCCATCCCAAAAAACTTTAAAAGGAATATCTTCTCCATCAGGTTTACTTATTAATATTTCACCGTCAATACCTGCAGCACTCGCGACCCCTGTAGTAACTGATATTTCACTAGCAACCCCATCGTCAAGCATCCATTGAAAAGCTTCTATCAAAATACCCTCAAGTTCAACCGCAGTTGGGTTATCGACTTTAGCTGTGGCAAGAGTCCAAATTCTAGATCCGATCTCGTCTCCAGCTACATCACTAATTAAATCAGCCCACCAACCTTGCCTGTCAGTTAGGCCACTGGGTAACTCTTCAAAGGTCACTCTTTTATTAGAAAAAAGAGCGATAAGTGCTGCTGTTTCGAAACCGTTATCAGCTTTTAAATCGCCATTTTCAATGACTAAATCAGGGGTGTCTGTCCCAACGTCAAAAAATCCAACATCATTTTTCAAGATACACCTCCTTCACCCGAAGCATTTTCAACCCCATCAGGTAAAGTGCCTGTTACTGTAGTATCAACCTCAGCATTGTCTGTGATCTCTTCTATAATTTCTTCAGCAAAATCCGTCATGACCTCTAATAGTGATGCTCTGTCATCAATATTAGGCGCATCATCGCCCATAAATGCTACGATTTTAGCTGTGAAGGCTTCACCAAGCCGGACTTTGTCCATCATACTTTAAAAGTATCCATCTTTGTTTTTATAGCAGAAAAAGTTGTTTTGTTAACTATGAAAGGTTCAACACCAATAGCTGTTAATGTTTGAGTGAGCAAATCAATTAATTCTGCTGTATCATTTTCAAATTTTATTTTTTTAACCTTACCGTCAAGTAAGCCGTCTTTTCTTATGAATAGTGCTTGGCCAAAAGCATTGTGCAAAACTGCTTCACCCTTTTCTAGATCTTTTATTCTGGTTTTTCGATCATTCACACAAAGTACTATTAAATGACTTCGATCTCCAGCAACAGACAAGGCCACGGCTTCTGCTCCATCAGGAGCTCGGCTTGTAAATCCAAAATTTTGAAAATGTTCTATATTACTTCTTGATTCACCGGCCAAGATGTTTATTTTTAAAAGTTGCAACTCTTTACTGTCGTTAATGCTCTCAACCACAACCCTTGAAACCATACTGTAAACGACATTTCTCAAAGGCTTGATTGCTGTGCTTATCAATTCTCTTAACTGTTCTCGCATAGGCATTAATTAAACTCCGATCCAAGGGCCGCAAAAATATCATCGGAATCTTTTTTATTAACAGTCGGGGTTGTTGTGTAGGCTTGCGGATCGGTCAAGGTGAGTGTGGTTTCTTGCCCCCGACCTTGACTTTGCGTTCGCGTAGCACTAACGATTAAAAGCTCTCTATTTAATCCAAGAAAACGAGACTTAACATGCGTTGTTTGATTTATACCCCATAAAGTCCCATCTCTTTGGAGCCACCCGGCTGTAAGAATATTTACTCTTATCGCCTTCGCGAGACGATTGCTTGCCTCCCATTGCGCGCGAACTTGAGCTTGCTCGCTATCAGCTTTTGACTCGGCCACCATAACAAAAGGTCGGTGCCTTCTGACTCCACGGTCAACGGCGTTACCTTCTGGTTGTGCAGCGATCAATCCCGAAAAACCTTCAATGCCAATGTTTTGTGCTTTAACTCGATATTCATTATGTCTTTTCGAATCATTATAGGTTGCTGTGGCTGTCAAAATATTAACGTCTTGCTCAAGACTTGTAGTGGCTCGAAAACGCTCCTGCGGCGCACCTGGTTTTGTTAACCTAATATTGCCACCTCTGGTTGCGATAAACAAAAGCCCCTGCGCTCTGGCTGCTCGGTCAAGAGATTCAAAAACTGTTTCACCAGGCTTAATCGCAAAAGCGTCAATTACTTTAGGGATTATTGATACAAAAACTTTCATTCCAAAAGGCCTTAGAAGTTCAACGGCTAGTTTATCTAGGGATATGTTTGTATATTCATAAGGCCCTAAATGCATCGAGTCTACTAGATCACCTGTGTTTGACCGCCCACTGACAGTAAAACCTCTGCGCTCATCGGTATAATCAACTTGCAAATTTTCAATATGCCCCGTGAGCACGCGAGTTCTACCTATATTTATTTTAACAGCAACTCCTGGTCTTATGGGCCACTGGGTTCGTAGATTTTCAAATTTATCAAATAAATTTATAGAAAATTCATTAGAGACAGCCTCTAAACTTTCAGTAACTGATACACTCTCCCATGCACTAAAAGACTTGCCATCAAGCGACATGGTCACGTCGTTTTCTATCGCTTTACCTTTTTGTAGAGCGGGAGTCGCGTTTGCCATTATCCCACACTCACTTCTATTTCATCACCACCAGGAACAAAACCAGGATGCTCGATATTGTTTTGATCAACTATCTCATCTTCTTTTTCTATATCGTCAAAAAGTTTATGAGCAATAACGATGGCGGGTAGAGTTTTTTTAGGAGTAAAAGTTGTTAACTCAGTAGTCCCTATTCTTGGCACTGCTTTTGTGAGAGAAGTCTCCACTTCTTTTATGGCTTGGTAAAGCTCATCACTTGGTGTGGCTTCTGCTTGCTCATCCAACCCTGCAATTATTGTATTTCTACTTAACAAAGCTCTTGCGGTAGAAATAAAGTCAATTTCAACAGCCGCCTTTGTCTGCGTTGATAAAGATATTTCTACTGAGATATTTCTTATAGCTGCTTGGTTTTGCCGTTGAGTATTCCTTGAAGGTGTCTCACCAATTACTGGCTCGAAATTGTCATCAATACCTTCTACAAAATTACCCATTATTCTCTCGGTTGTTTCTGGATCATTTTCGAATTCATCCAAAAGCTCTGAAAAGATCTCTTTCAGTCTATCGGCCAATTCTCCAGGCAATTTTAGCAGAGAATCAATATCAGCTTTGAAATTACTAATGGCAAAAGTTAATCTTGCAACCGGCTCTGTCACTGAAGTTATCGCGGTTTCTATCGCATCAGCCACAGCATTTAAATCGGCACTTGCCGCTTCTAGTACGAAGGCTGCTTGATTAATTGTGTCTAAAACTTCTTCAAAAAAACTTGTTGATTCATCTATTAAGGTGTCTGCGTTTTCTATTGCATTTAGAATATCATCTTCAACTATTGCCGGAAATTGATTTGCCGGACCCTTCTCTGAAAACTCGACAGTAAACTTGGCTTTATTACCTTCCTTTACTGTTTCAACCAGGGTGTATGCACCGGCTTGTACGCGAATTGTTCCTTTATATGGATGAACTAAAATACCAGGGCCTTCGGCATCGAGCGCGTCTTGAAGCGCATCTCGTGCAGCAAAGTAGTCTACATCTAAAACGAAAAGTTCAAGTCTGAATTTTTTTAATTTTCTACCAAGGTCTTCAGAGTCGCCAAGGTCTCGCTTCGCATATTCACGGTCCTGTTTTCTGCGGCCACCTTCTAGCTCATGTTTTTCAGTTTTAAAAGGCACACCCCGAAAAGAACCTTCTCTAAATTTATCACGCCAAGTCATTAGAAGACACCCCCCGAAAATCCCAAGTTAAGACCAAGCGGCCCCAACATTTGTGACTTCACTTTTGTTCCTGCAGGAGCGTTAATAAAATCCATTGTGATGTTACCGTTTATTGTGGAGTTCTCTTGCGGTGTACTTGCAACACCTCTGTTTCTATTTCTAGCATCGATGGCTGCTCCAAGTTTTGCTTTATCTTCATCTCCAAAACCAAACACAGAAAACGTATCTTTTAAAACATCTTGTATACCTTTCAACCCAGAAAAAGCCCCGACAACTAAGCGGACCATTGTTATTAATTGACCAAGGGGTGTGAACAAAAAGAATATAAATTTCAAGAACTGGCCAAAGGGGTTCTCGTTGAAAAAACTTCTTATCAACTTAATATGTGTGATGAAAAGAACTATTACAGTAATAGCTGCGGCAATTCCTGCAGCTATTGCTAAAATAGACCCAGTAATTGGGAATGACGCAGCACTAAAAGCAACCATGCCTGCTGTTAAGCCAGGGAGGATTAATAAAAATGCTCCTGATAAAAATATAATAGGACCTAACACCGCTGCTAAAGCTGCGAAAACAATAACCAGCATTCTTACTGATGGGTTGTTTCTTAAGAAATCAAAAACACTTTTGAAAATACCGCCGACAAATCTCACAGCAGGAGCTAGGTCTTTACCTACCAGTTTTATAAAATCAGTGAAGGTATTGCCTATTACTTTCATTACTGATTCGAGTGAGTCCGTTTGTATTTCAAATTCTTTTTGCAAAGCTGTGTTCTTTTCAAAAGCTCTAGTTGCCCTGTCAAGATTTTCAGCCAACACTTCGGGTCGTTTTGCGAGGGTCCCTAGTATGTCGTTGATACGGACCCCTTCAAGGCCAAGGGCTCTCATTACTTTAATCATGTTGCCGTTGCCCTTCTCAACTTTAGAAAGACCTTCAACAAACTTTTGAAAAATATCTACAGCGTCTTTTTTAAATTGCTGCTCTAATTCATCAACAGCAACACCTGTCAGTTTTGACAAAAGCCGTATCTGTATACCGCCTTTTTTAATTGACTGATCGATGGCATCAAAAGACCGCCCAACAACAGACCCTGCTGATTCTGCACGTTTACCTAACGCTCTAAGGGCTGTGGCAATACCTAAAACTTTTGCACTCGCAACATCAAAGCGGCCAATCTGACCGGCCACTCGGGTTGCTACTTCGAGAATTTCTTGTTCACCTGCGGCGGCGTTGTTACCTAAATCAACAAGAGCTGAAGAAAACCGCTCAACTTTACCAATACCATCACCCGTTACGGTGAGAATTCTTGCGATACTTTTCGCACCATCTTCACCAGCCACGTCAGTGGCCCGTCCCAATTTGGCCATGGTGATGGTAAATTTTTCTAGATCAGCAACACCTTGAATGCCTAATTGGCCACCGGCCCGCGCTAAAGTCAGCATTTCTTTAGTTGAAACAGGTATTTTTGTAGATAGAGCGCTGAACCTGTCGCCAAGTTTGGCCACGGTATCGCGCGCAAGCCCTGTGGTTTTTTCAATGCCTCGAAGCCCTTGCTCGTAAGTCGCAAAGGTTTTCACCCCTGCGGCTCCGGCTGCGACAATTGGCAGCGTCACTCCAAGCGTCATGGCGAGGCCAAAACGCTTCATGCCGCCACCGAGTTTTTTAAGAGACTTGCTCATGCGTTTAGTCTGCGCATTAAAAATTTGAGCAACGCGAGAAGCACGCTTTATTGACCGGGTGAGTTTAGGAAACTTACGAGAGACTTTGTCTATTACGCTCGACATGCGGTCGATCGCTTTAAGCTTCAGCCCTAAAGTTCTATTTTTTCTGGCCATTCACCCGCTCCTGTATATCTCTGGCCCGATCATACCATTCAAGAAGTTCTATGTCGTTAAATTCATGGTGCTCTTTTAACGACCCCCCGAAGGTATACCAAATTAAAGCTACTGCGTCTTGCCAGTCTTCTGGCCACCCTCCAAAAAATCACCGATCACCTCTGTTATTGCGAAGCAATCGGTTGCGTCCATCTCATCAAAAAGTAAAGGAGTCACTTCATCGTTTGTGCAAACTTTGGCTGCTAAATTTAACAAAGTTTCCATATCGATATCTTTGCCAAGTTTTTTTATATGCTTACCTTTTGGCCTGGCAAACTCAAGCTCGGTTATATCGTCTTTGTTTTTACCCCATGAAATAGGGTATTGTAGTTTTACTTTTACTAATTCTTGTTTGTTCATTTGGTGGCTCCCTCCAAAATGGTTAGTTATTAAAAAAGCCGACTAAAAGCTAGTCGGCTTTTGTCTCGTTATTTGTTATTCTTTTACTATCTCACTTCTTCGGCGTCAATGGCTTCAAAGCGAACATCAATTTCTCCTGCACCAGTCTTGGCATCACCATCTCCAGCAAAAAAAGCTTCCCTAAAAACAATTACTTTACCGTTTGCAAGTTCTAAAGTGATGGTTGCGTCAGTTATTTGCTGAAAACCGATCAAATCAAGGTCGTTACTATCGGTAATTGTACCTTCAAGAAAACGCACTTTCGGCTCTTCTGAAAAACCATGAACAACGTCTTGACCGACTTCAGAAGTTCTTTTGGTTGGGTTGATGTTATAGGTAAATTCACCCTTTGCTTGAAAGAGCTCGCCGTCAACTTTAAGAAAAATTATACCACCTACACGTCTATCCATTTTACTAACTCCTCTTGAAGCTATAAAAAATTAAAGCAAAAAGCCAATCTGCACACCAACAACTCGAAGCTGGTTAATGAGATCAGGTGGCAACAAAAAGTCTAGCCGGTTAACGTCTTGCTTATTTCTTTCAACAATCAAATCACGTTTAAATTGATCGCCACCTTCAACGAGCCCCAACTCCTCCCATAATCTAAAGCGGTTGACTGCTTCAGCTTTACCAACAAGGGGTGTGATGATCGCTTGGCCTGGAGCAAAACGTGTTCCATCATCTGCCAATTTATGACGGGGGTATTTTGTGGCGATTAAAACTCTGAAATCAAATCTCAAAAAACTTACAGTAAGTTTTGGATTTAAATCGGCCAAGGCTTCATCAGGGGCTGCAAATTCGTTTTCAATACGAGTTGTGCGCAAACGCTCGATACGGACAATACCACTTGAATCAACCGTATAAGTTGACCCACCATCTTGCAAAAGTTGATTTCTCTCACCAAAAGAAAACTCTTCGTCTTCTCTTGGAGCCAAAACTTGTGTCATAGGCACTGTTTGAAAAGGTCGTGCGGAGTCTTTTTGAGCTTCTTCTGCAACATCTGCTGCACAGTTTGCTGACCACTCCCACTGCGGAGTTGGCCCTGCGATACCCATAACAGTCTCTTGCTCGTTATTTCGAGTATCAAGATGAGCTGAAAAATCCGCAAAACTCTCTTTTCTAAAGACGAAAAGGTGTCCATCGTTTTGTCTAATCGGAGCCCAACGGTCTTGCAGCTCTGTTTGCATAAGAAGTAAGTTTGCAGCATCGTTGTAGGGCATTGCAATAACATCGTATTGCGTTTCACCCATCGCCGCGATAATGTCGGTAATATCTGGGTTGCCCACTCCTGCGGTCACAACTCCCATGGCAACAATAGCGCTTGTCAAACCTGTTGGCAGCTCACCACCAAAATAGTTTTCTCTAATATCGAGATCATTTGAAAGCTCACCGCCATTTTTTGCAGTGAAAATGGTTTTGTCAGCATTACCACCATCAACCGCAGCAAGAACATAACTATCTTCGTCAGCGTTGACTAAATCAATAAGGGCTGTGGTAATTGCGGGTTCAAGATCAGTAGCCGCAACATTCACTCGATACCTTCGCCCACCAATCATCAAATCAAGAATACCCGCTGCAGTTGGTTGAGTTAAAACTTCATAACTGCCTTGAGCAGCTACTGCCGCACCATTGTCTAATGATATGCAGTTTAGCTCATTGAGACCACCGTTTTCACCGATAAACGCTTTTGCCATATGAAATAAAACAGAGCCTTTACCATAAAAATCACGCGCTTGCGAAGGGCTTGTAACTATATCAATTTGTTTTTCAGGTTTAGACCCGGCAGCTAAACGAGAGCCAATAAGTAACGCGTTAAAAACTTTAATCGCAACACCCTGTCTTGCTTTGCTTGTATCGAATTCGACAAAGGCACCTGGTACTTTTAACCCTAATGGGATTTGCAAAAAAGAAATCATGACTTAGTGCTCCCTTTGTCATTAGTTTTTTTAGAATCGTTTTTTGGTTTTGGATATTCTTTTGGTTGGTCTTTTAAAATAATAAATTTTTCTATTTTCTCACAGTCTTCTTGCTTAACACGGCGAAGCCAAAATTGATCACAAGGAACTGTTAATTCTTTGCCAATTTTTTCATGACAATTAGTTTTAGGATTGCGAAATTTCTTTAAAAGTTTAACTTTCATTTCTGCGGCCATGGTGCATCCTACCTCTAAGGTGTTGTTAAATCAATGGTGTCTTCAGTCTCGCGCGTGTTCTCATCATCACCGATATTGAACTGGACATTAGCCTCATCAAAGTCAGCCAAGCCATCCTGTTTGTCAAGACTTCTTGGTGACATGGTGGTATATGTGATTGCATAAGTCAACCGCGCCGAGCCGATAGGTTGCCCACCTTCTCCATCAAATTCCATATCAACACCAGTCAAAATGCTCATGTCAGCGACGCCACCGAGAGTGTCGTCACGGCTCATTTCGCACTCGATTTGCTCGGCAATATCGTCAAGTTGATCTTCTAACGATTTTTTAGTACTGACAGTTTGGCCTTCACCGTCAACTTCAGACCCCGTGGCCACAATCTCAATGGCCAAGGTGAGCTCTCTTTCAAGTTCTCTAGGCGCTTGATTGAATTCACTGATTGATTCGCTCTGTGGGTAAACAAGAATCACCGGCAGTTGTTCGGCTTTTATTTTTGTACTCGCGTTTGGGCGCACGCGGTTTTTTGCATCAGTTTTACCTTTTAAAATCTGAACAACTCTTTTTCTTATGTTTTTTCTCAAGAGGCCACGGTCTTTAGGTGGTCCCCCGCTTTCTTGAATCATCTCAGCAATCCTTATGTAAAATTAAAACCACACTAACACCAGGCACACCATCTTCTATGCAGTCCACAACATGATACGTCACATTTTCTATTTTTATTTTATCACCCTCTAGAGGCGTCACCGGCAAATCATCGAGAAGAAAGCCGAAAGAAAAAACATTTGAACTTATTTGTTGTTGGGTGTCTGGGTCAACATCTTGTGTGCGATCATCAAAAGGGCCTCTAATAGGGTGAGACCCGCCGATTTTTGGTAAATATATTGCGTCTTCTGGGTTATTGCTTAACGCGCTTCTAATTGCACGAAAAGCACCTTTTGCCAGAGTTTTGAAAGCTGGCATCTTTCAGCCTTCTCTTTAGACCGGGGTTAATCGCAAAATTGCTGTATCGTCACCATTACCTGCGGCTTCGATTATGGTTGCTGCGTTGTCAACATCACCGGCTGCGTTTTTGAATTCTTTTGCGCCATTATCCCAGTTGACTTTATTACCAACAGCAAACACGTCAGCATTGGCTTTTGGAAAACGGTCAATACCTGTAGTAATACCCGCAAAAGGTTGGCCCGCAGCAGCAGAAGCGATTGGAAAAACAAGCAAAGATGTGCCGAAAGAGACACCAACACCGCTCAAAACACCCCCACCAGGGGCGATAAGATCGGCTGAATTTCCTGGCTGAAAATCTGTACTTTTCATTCTATACGCCTCACTTTTTAGTTTATATTTTTTAGTTTATATTTTTTATTTGCTCTTTAACTTTCAGCTTCTAATTAAGCTCCAGAATTTTTGAACATACCGCGATGGTCAATTGCTTTTGCACCAATATCGTGCATGATTTTTATTTCAACACCATTCACGTCAAAACCATCACGGGTTTGTATCTGCGGTCCTTCGGTACCTTCAAGGCGGGCAAGTTCAATCATGTCGATTTGCCCTTTATCAGCGGTCATGTACCAAGGATTGATGGAACCCCCTGCTCCAGTCTCAAGCCGTGGCTCGACATCCATAATTAAAGTCGTTCGACCGTTGGGACCGAAAGGGTTTGTCTCACTCGGTTGAGTTGGTCGGGTTGTTGCTAAAAGTTTTTCAGTGGTGGTCTCATGCTCTGGTGGCACAAAAACCCAAACAGGAGTCAGAGAAATTTCAGCCCCATCAAGACCTGTTTGCCTGCGCATTGATGCCCGCGATTCAGAAAAACCTGCTTCACTTGGTGCGGCAGGAGCTACCGATAAGTTATTGTGATTAGCTGAGAACAGAGCAAACCCATCAGCTAATGCATCGTTTGCTTTTATCAAATCCCAAACAGTATCACTTTCAAGGTCTGCTGCTCGGCGACCCATACGCTCGGGTAATCTTGTAAAAGCACCCAAGTCATCGTTGACAATTGTTTTTCGAGTTAGGGCGATAACTCGTGCATACTCTTCTACACGGTATTTTTCAGCCGCTTCACTTAGAGTCCCACGTTTAACTTCTGAACCTTCTTGAAGACGCTCAAGTTTTGGTGCATCACCAAGATTTGTGCGAGAAATTTCTTTAAAATCAGAAACAAAAACTTCCGATGTAAAAGGTTTAAAAGTTTGGGGAGCCGCCAAATAACCATTGCGTAAAGTTTTATTTGCAACATTGGCAAGAATTTCTGGAAAATCACTGGTTGAATGCGCAGACCCACTCGCCCGGTTGTTCATAGCGATATCTACTATTTGGTGATTCGCCATCATACCTGTTCGTATTCCGTTTGCTTCGAGGCAAATTCGCGCCATATCAACAAGTGATCGGTAAGCATATTCACGGCCAGCATCAACAAGCTCGTAACCTTTAAGAGTGATTTTTTGACCATTCGAACGGGTTTCTTGATCTTTTGGTCTGAAACGGTGAAGTAAAGCTGACTCCATACCTTCAATACGGCCTTGGCGAGAAAGGTCAGTACCTACTTCAGCCACAGTTCCGCGAGTGTCATTTTCAGGAGCTGCATCTTTTTCTGCAATCGCGTCGATCACTAAAGTGCGCACTTCATCAACTGATTTATTTTCAGTAATATAAGTTTCTGCAAGAGAGTCTTCTAAACGAACTTTTTTGACAAGAGCTCGAATGTCAAGTTGACGTGTGTTTTCGTCGGCGATGCCTTGCTCGCGCGCTTCTTTTTTCAGGGCTTCAAGCTCTTCTGGTGTCATTTCTACCTCGCTGTTGGGTTGAGTCTGTCTCACTTCAAGTTCAATTTCAACTGATTTATTTTCAGGTTCCTTTTTTACTGCTTCAACTTGACGGTTTTCATTGGTATTTTCAACAACATTTTCGATTAAAACGCACTCGGTCATTACTTCACCCTTTGACCGGATAAAGGAATCTGAATCTGCCCCTGCAGGAACTGGAGAAATTTCTCCAGGCTCCCAGTCAATAGCCCTTATAATTCGCAAACCCTCTTTAGTTTCACCAACAACTTCAGCGCGATAAGTTATGTAACCCACTGAAATATTTCTGATAATTTTATCTTCAATATCTTGGAAAATTGGATCAACATCTGCTCTTTTAGAAAAACGCAGTTTAGCGCGGCCCTCTTTACCAGGTATCAACTCGGCACTTTCTACAACACCGATTGTCGAAAGCACACCTCTTTTATCAGAAAGACCATGATTGTCTAAAACAGGGGCGCGGCCACTTTGTAGGCGTTCCATGCGTACATGGTCTTTTTCTAGACTAAGCTCCTCTACAAAATCTTCAAAAAACCCTCGACGTAGAACCTGTTGCCCAGTAGTCCAAATCACATCAACTGTGCGTTTTTCTCGATCTATTGAGACGGGATCTATGTGAGCTGATCGATGCATTTGAGGGAGAGAAATTTTTCTAGTCTTTGTTTTCATTATTGGTGTCCTTTTCGGGGTCGTCGTCTACATCTTCGTTGCTGCCACCAGTATTGTCAACTTTACGAGGGTCAGTGTCTAAAATGATTTCGAGCTTGTCAAGAGTTTCATTTGTTTCTTGAATTTCTGCAAAATGTTGATCAGGGTCATGGCCTGTTTCTCTGATTGCTTCGGGTAAAGTCTTAATACCTGATCTTATTGCCATTTTTAATGCTTGAGTTTCTTTAACCGGGTCAATCATTTCGCGGCGCGGTGGTGTGTGAACTGCGCGAGCACCTTTAATATTCTCGCCAATTAGGTCAAGACCTTCTTTAAACCAACCAAAAGTTGGTGTCATCATTTGACCAACAACAATATTTTTACGCCACGTTTCGAAATTGCGATGCATTTCTAAAAAACCCATGCGGCCACTGGTAAAGTTTACGTCGGTCAAATCACCGGTCATAGATTCGTTAGTTATACCGAGTCCTGCAGAAATTGAGTGTAAAACAACAGAAGTATATTCATGATAGTTGTCTGCACTCGGTGGGTTTGAAAGAGTTATGTCTTTACCAGGAGGCAAAATCTCCATCATCCCCGGCTCTAATTTTTCACCAAGTTCCACATCCTGCGGGTTCTCGTCTGTGTCTGCACCGGCCAAATCATGAATAAAAGCGGTGAACATCGCAGCACACTGTTGTCTTTTTAGCTGCGCATCTTCATAGATATCAAAATCTCTTAATCGAAGCATGACTGGTGCGAGCCAAGGGACCCCCCTCAACTGTCCAGGTCTATCAATTCTTTTAATATGAAGAACGTCTTTTGCTAAAACTCGGACCGTTTGAAAACGAGAGCCAAAAACTATATCATTGCCGCCGGGATGCTCTTGAAAAAAGTGGTACGCAACTCTTTTTCCTCTGGCATCTATTTCGATACCTTGAATTATCTGGTTGCCGTTTGGCAAAATACCCGAGCGCTTGGTTGTTGATAAAAAATCAGCTTCGAGAATTTGTAATTGAATTGGTGGTAACTCTACGTCAGTGCCATCCGCACCTTCAACTGTTTTTCTTCCAACTCTACGCCTGCGAAAAAACACTTCTCCACTTTCAACAACAGACCTTATTGCTAAACTCTGTAGCCCCGCCATTGTGTGTATTTCGTCATAATCGCAAGCAGTTGTGCCTGCCT